GATTATCCGCATATTAGGGTGTTATGCCCTGATAGTGTAATATTACCAGTACGGGTTAAAATAAATACAAATAAACACAAGTGGCACCTTGGTATTAATAGCTGTGTGGATGTATGCAAGGGTGTATTAGGAATAAGTAACTGGCGTATAGCAACGCCATATCAATTATACAGGTGGATTTATGAGCAGTGCTAAAGACGCAATCGCAAAAGGTACAGGCTTTAGCTTGCTTGAAGATGCGGTAGGGACGGGCAAGAGTGCAGCGCAAAGAGCGCAGAAGAAGCAAGCGGCTGAAATAGCTAAGCAACAGAAGATTGAAGACCAGCTATTAGCTGAGGGTGATAGCGAGGTTAAGCGCAGGCAAGCATTAGCTAAACGTGGTAAGTCAGGGCGTAGCTCATTAATTGCCACTAGCCAAACTGGCCTAGCTTCTAACTTAGGGGGTTCTAATGGCGCTGCCTAAAGGTTTGGGAAGTGTAGAAGATTTAGTTAGTCGCATTAAGTCGGCTAGAGAGCGCTGGGAGTTATGGCGTTCACTACATCAAGAGGCATACGATTACTCTATGCCTGATCGTGAAACTTATCGATTCCATTCACCTGGCCAGCGTAAGAACCGTCATGTATTTGATTCAACAGCCACGTTAGGTATCAGTCAGTTCTCATCACGCATTCAGGGTGGCATGGTTCCGCCTTGGCAGCAATGGATGGACTTCACAGCAGGCACACAGATACCCAAAGAGGATAGGGATAAGGTCGATACTCAGCTCAAAGATGCTACCGACATATTCTTCAACCACCTCAATCAATCTAACTTCTCAACTGAGATAAGCCCAGCCCTTAAAGATTTAGCTGTAGGTACTGGCGCTATCATGGTTGAGGAGCTTCCATTCGGTTCTGATAAGGTATTACAGTTTACTAATGTACCCTTGTCTGAGTTATACCCTGAATGCCCTCCTGGCTCTATTGTTGAGAGCGCATGGCGTAAGCAGCAAATACAGGTTAGGCATATATTAAGATTGTGGCCTGATGCCGAACTCCCTGCAGCGCTTGCCAAGTCAATAGAGAAAGAGCCTACCAAAGAGATTACTATCTGGAATGGGATGCTATTCAACCCAGAGGATAAGAAGTATTGGCAGGTTGTATTCTATGAAGCAGAGAAAGCTGTCTTATTCACCCAAGCATTTAACAAGAAGCGTTTAATTGTATTTAGATGGGATGTAGTGCCGGGTGAAGTATTTGGCCGTGGCCCTATTATCCAGTCATTACCTGATATTCGCACACTAAACAAAGCTGATGAGTTTATCTTACAGAACGCTGCATTACAGATTAGCGGCGTTTATACGGGTGTTGATGATGGGATATTCAACCCTCATACAGTTCGTATTGCTCCAGGCTCAGTTATTCCAGTAGCCAATAACGGCACACAAAACCCATCTATTCAGCCATTAACCCCTAGTGGTAATTTACAGTTAGGTGAGTTACTGATGGAGCAGCGTAGGCAGAATGTACGCAAGGCGTTGTTCTCTGACCCGTTGGGTGACTTTCAAGACCCTGTTAGGTCGGCTACCGAGATGCAGATTAGACAGCAAGAGATGCTAAGAACCAGTGGCGCTCAAATCTCTAGGCAGAAAACAGAAATGGTAGAGCCTATTGTGGCTGCTGTAGCTGAAATACTACAAGCTAGAGGCTTGTTGCCGGTATTCCGCGTAGATGGCGAGGAAGTGACTATTAAGCCCACAAGCCCATTAGCGAAGGCTGAGAGCTTAGAGGCGTTTAATAATACGCAGATGTTTATGAGCGCCCTGCAAAGCTTTATGCCATTCGAGGCTATTGCAGGTAGTGTGAAGATAGAAGACCTGCCCAAGTCGATGCAAGAACAGCTAGACGTTGATCCTGCACTCATACGATCAGAAGAAGAAAGGGCGGAGTTGGCAGAGGCGGCTCAGGCTGCAGCTCAACAAATGGGAGGTCAGGATGTCGCTCAGTAACGCCTTTGATGAATTAGGTACAGGCTTTGACCCAGTAGCAGAGGCTAAGCAGCGCGAAGAGCTAGAGCGTAAAGGCAACCAGCGTGATTATCTTATTCACCAAGTCTTTAAGCAGAATGAGGCAGGCGCTAAGCTGTTAGCTATGTGGGTTCAGGATGCGTTGATCATGGCCCCTACAGCTAGGCCGGGCGATGATCTATTAGCTATTGGTTTAGAAGAGGGCAAGAAAGAGTTTATTCGTAAGGTGTTATTAACAATCCAAAAAATCGAGGGTGTAACAAATGAGTGAAGAAACAACAGAAGCAACAGCAGAGCTAGTAGATAATTCTGCGGCAGTGGCAGAGATGGTAGGTGGTGCGCCTACTGAAAGGCCAGATAATGTGCCAGAGAAGTTCTGGGACGCAGAGACTAACGCTATCCGCACTGATGATGTATTGAAGTCTTATGGTGAGCTGGAGAAGCGATTCGGTTCGTTTACTGGCGCACCAGAAGAATACGGCTTTAATGTTAATGAAGACATGACAGCTAAGTTTGAAGAGCTAGGCTTAGAGATAAGCACTGAGGGTGATCCACTTTATGAGGCCGCTTTAGAGATGGCCAAAGAAACCGGCATGAATCAAGAGGGTTTCGATAAGTTGGCCAATCTTTATCTAATGACTCAGTTGGGCGATATTGAAGCGACCAAGGCGCAAACAGCACAAGAGATGGCTAATTTAGGCGAGAAGGCAGAAGTGCGTATTAATAACCTACGGGCATGGGGTGAAAACAATTTAAGCCCTGAGCTATACCAGGCTTTTAGCGATACGGTGACTAATGCGGCATCTGTGCAGGTATTCGAGCACTTAATCGCTCAGACTCGCAATGCGCCTGTGAGTGATGTTGCTGCACAGCAAGCGCCTAGTATTTCTGCTAGTGAGGTTCAGGATATGCAATTTGCGGTAGATGACAATGGTAATCGTAAGATCAGCACAGATCCTGCATTTAGAGCCGAGTATCAACAGAAGCTTAAACAGTTACACGGTGATGCTGAAAACAGGATTATGATAGGCTAAGTGCTGAGGCGGGGGTGCTCCTACCCACCCCCGTAACCCTCAGCGACATAACTATAACTCAAGGCAGGGATTATGGCATTCACACAAGAAACATTTGCACCAGTTGGGGCTAATTCGGCTCCAACGCCAGCAACTTACAGTTATGAAACTAGCGATAGTGTGGCCGCAATAGTATCGGCTGGTTATTTCATTAAGAAGCAAGACCAGCTAAGAGAGGGTGATTATATATTTGCTCATGCTTCTGGCGGCGCTTTCATCTTCACTGTTACTTCTGATACATCCACGGTAATTAACTCTATATCTGGCGGTGATGTTCTTGCTAATAGGGTTATTGTTACTCAAGCCTCTGACCTCTCTGGGACACTAGATAGCACTGTTGAATATTTTATTGATGGTGTAGTGGATATGGGGAGCCAGTCAATAGAAGTCCCAGTGGGTGGTCTTAATATCAAGGGTTATAATTTTGATGTATCTAGGCTTATCTCTAGTGCTGCTGGGTATACCATGTTTGTGTCACCTGGCGGCGGTTCAGGGAATATGCTCGGCACTGATTACGCAGTAGAGGTTACGGGTGCGGGATCGCAAGTTTACAATATAAACTCTGGCTCAGGCCTTGATGCGTTTGAGTTTACTCGCATTAATTATAATAACTGCAGTAGCTTAGGAACAATTACAGGTTATAGGCAAGGGCTTGAAACGGGTACTGGCCGATTCGGTGGCAAGCCAGAATTAACTTTGGCTGGCGCATGGACTGGTGGTTACTTTATTGACACATCAATAGTAAGAAGTTTGTCCGATGGGGTTTATACGCTATTTAAGGCTGGGGCCGGGTTTTCGATGGCTTCACGATTCAGGTCTAATCAGAATATTGATTTTCCTGCCAGCGCATCATTCCTTGATTTTGCGCCAGCTAACTTTCCAAACCCTGCAACCTTACAGTTAGACGGGTGTATCATTACTCGCAATGGCGTAACCAATTCAGAAGACGCTAACCTAACTCCTAATATACTGGCGGCTGACCTTCCATCATCATGGAGTGGTAACGTAGGGCTTACCAATACATTTGTCGGCGGAACACAGACCTTTGCCGTTGAAGTGGCGACCGCCCTATCTGGCGTTGGGGTGGGTGTATTTCTTGATGTTGCGGGAACGCAGATTCCAACAGACCTACAGCATTTTGACGCACCAGTAAACGGACCGCTTAGACATTTAGGCAATAGCCCTAGAGAGTATAGAATAGTTAGTGATTTTACGATTGACGGCAATCCTAACGATGAGCTAGTTCTGCAAATATCTAAATGGGATGACTCTGCAGGTATTTTTATTCCTTGGTACTCACAGACCAGGCCAGTCAATTCGTTGGTTGGCGGTAGGGATGTTGGGTTTTTCTCATTAACTGTTGGGATCACATTAGATCAAAACGACTTTATCAAGTTGGAAATAGCCAATAACACAGCCTCAAGAGATGTAACGGTTGAGGTTGAGAGCTTTATGACCATCTTGGCTCGATAGCTTGCGACTATTTAAAACAGTGTTACAATATAACAATCCTATCTGACAACCCTCCTTGGGCCAGAACTATAACGGATGACTTTAATTATTTTATTTAAATGGTTAATTAAGTCGCCCCAGTTCTGGCAAAGCGACTCAAAGACCAATAATACGCTTTAAGGAGACATTCTAATGTCTAAGTTCTTAACACAAGCGGCGGTTACTGAGTTTGATAACGAAGTAAAACACGCCTATCAATCAATGGGTAAGCTACGCAACACGGTTACTACACGCACCGGCGTTGTTGGTGAAGCCTATAAATTTACTCGTATGGGTAAAGGCATTGCGAATCAGAAAGCCTCACAAGCTGATGTTACGCCAATGGATATTGAACACTCACGCCAAACAGCTAATCTTGAAAATTGGAATGCTCCAGAGTATACCGATATTTTTGATCAGGCTGAGGTTAACTTCGATGAGAAGCAAGAGCTGGCTAAAACCATCGCTAAGGCTTTAAGTCGCCGCGAAGATCAGATTATTCTGGATGCTATTAGTGCTATTACGTTTAGCGCATCGCCTGCTAATTTAGATCAAGGTTTAGACTTAACTATCGCTGCTGCGGGTTTAACGGTTAAGCAATTACGCGAAGCCTCTACAGGTCTTACAGATCGTGGTGTAGAGAGTGGCGAACGTTTTATTGCCTGTACTGCTGGTGCTCTTAACTCGCTGTTAGGTGAGACTGAGACTACTAGCTCAGACTTCAACACAGTAAAGGCGCTGGTTCATGGTGAGATTAACACTTTCATGGGCTTCACTTTTAACGTTATCGAAACACGCGATGAAGGTGGTTTGCCAGCTTTAACTAACTATGCTTATCACAAGGCATCTATTGGTTATGCAGTAGGTCTTGATATGAACACTACTATCGACTGGGTTGCTCAAAAAACCTCGTGGTTAGCTAATGGTATGTTGAAGGCCGGTGCAGTAGCTCGTGAAGCTGCCGGTGTTGTTCGCATGACCACAACTTCTTAAGGGGGCTTATCATGGCTTTTTCAGCAAGTACATTTATTCCTTTGTCATCTATGGCAAACAGTAATGCAGCTCGTATTTTTTCCTATCGTACAGCTGACGCATCGGCAACTGTGGTCGCTAGTGGCTACTTTGATGACGCGGCAAGCTTAACGGGTGGTTTAGGGCTTAAAAATGCAGATGTTATTTTGGCACAGCAATCCGATGGTACGGACTTCTATGAAGTTGCGGTATCAGGCGCGGGCGTTGTAACCATTGCATTAACTAACGCATTTGCATAAGGGGTAGGTTATGGCCAGTGATATTGATATTGCATCTAATGCGTTGATTCTCATTGGCGATAACCCTATTTCCAGCTTTACGGAACCCGGTGCAGGCGCTACAGCTGCGGCTAACCTCTACTCTGATACCTATAAGCAATTACTCTCGGAGCATCCGTGGACGTTTGCACTAAAGGAGCAGAAGTTAAACCAGTTATCACAAGCGCCAGATGCCTTAACCAATTGGAAATATGCCTATCAGAACCCCACCGATTTAATTAGATATTGGTCAGTGATGCCTTTCTCTAATTATGCAATGGTGGGGAGTTTAACTTACTCAAACCAGAATGAGCTTTTGGCTCGTTATGTTTATAAGGTGGCAGAATCACAACTGCCGCCTCATTTTCAGAAAGCATTAGAATACAAACTGGCAGCGGATTTTGCATTGCTAGTTACTGAGGATGTAAATAAGTCGCAAGTATTTGAGCAGAAATACCGAGTAGCCATATCACAGGCGCGCTCTATTGACTCGCAATCACATCCACAACAACCGATTATTGACCAGCCCTTCACAGATGTAAGACAGGGCGGTAACTACTTTTCCTAGGGGCTTAAATGGCTGCTGTCTACCAAATACAATCTAACCTTAACCGAGGCGAGCTAGATCCTCGATTAGTCGGTAGGATTGATATCCAGCCCTATTACAATGGCCTGTTTGAAGCTACTAACGTTTTAACTATTCCTCAAGGTGGCGTTAAGAAGCGCCCAGGTATGGAATATCTTTATACAGCCCCCACTAGCGGTAGGCTAGAATCATTCTCGTTCTCAACCGAGCAAAGCTATTTGCTGGCCTTTACTGATAATAGGATGTACATCTTTAAAGGTGGCGTTCTGCAAACTAACATTAACGGGTCGGGCAATGATTACCTGGTCACGCCTTATAATGGCAGTGAGATAACTAGCTTTGATTATATCCAATCTGCCGATACGATCATTATCGCCCATCCTGATATAGAGCCAAGAACAATAACTAGGACATCAGATACGAACTGGACAATAGCTACAGCTAATTTTTCAGGTATCCCCCAGTTTGATTTCAATGATGGCTCAAGCCCTACGCCTACATCAGAAATACAAGAGATGATATTCACCAATGCAACGGAGGGTGATCGGTATAAGTTAAGCCTTAACGGCATTCTTACTGAGGATATTGTCTATGCTGCAGTGGGGCTAGATGGCGCTAATAGCAACGAGAACGCTATTACAGATGCCTTGCTGGCTTTGCCTATTACAGCTAGCAGTGGAATTACTGTAGCTCAGACGGCTCAAGCGCCTGATACTTATGACATTACCTTTAGTGGCTCTAGTGCTGATGATTGGGATTTAGTTACCGGAACCCCTGTATTAGTTAAGGAGACTACTTTTGCTATTACCACTACAGAAACACAGGCGGGATCTAGCCAGAAAGAAGATGTATGGTCTAGCACTAGAGGCTGGCCAACGTCTTTAACCTTTCACGAAGCTAGATTGTACTTTGGCGGCTCAAGGTCTAGGCCAAGTACGGTATGGGGCAGTCGTGTAAATGAGTTTTTTAACTTCGATGCTGGCATTGGTCGTGATGATGAATCTATTGATGTCACATTAGATACTGACCAGGTAAACGCTATACAGGCCATTTACTCTAATAGGGCGTTACAAGTCTTTACAACGGGTGCAGAGTTTTATGCGCCACAAACAATTGGCCAGCCATTAACGCCGAGCAATATAACGATTAGCCCACAAACAAACTTAGGCTCTAAACGTGTTCGCCCGGTAACGATTGACGGGGTTACGTTATTCGCCCAGAAGTCAGGCAAGTCATTAAACCAGTATGTTTTTCTAAATGACCTGCAAGCTAATGAAACTCGATCGGTTTCTGTATTGGCTCCACAGCTAATTAATAACCCAGTTAAG